TGGACATGCTCGTGTCCAGGCTATGTTTATAGGGGAAAATGTCGTCATGCAGACAGCCAAATGCAGACTTTGCAATAGGCCCTACAGCCCAGATTGTGACTGGCAGCAAGGGAGATGTCCTGGGCACCCGCCCTTGATTGACACAAAAGTGTGGCATGAATACAACATACTGCGGCATATTAGCAACATCTATAGTAGCACTAGATTCACTGTGATTGAGCTTTTGGTCCTGCTAGTAATAACCCTTTATTTGACCTGGGTATTAGTTTCAGCTATAATAGTGGTACAGTAAACAACACGGAGCGACACACATGTCTCAAGTACGTATTAAGTCAGGTAGCTATCGTAGTTTTGTAGCAGACGGTAAAGTGTTTGAGCTAGTCAAGCAGTTTCAACCCAGTGGCAACCCCAATGTTGGTGGCTATGTCACAGTTAAGAATGGTGGTACTTTTGCTGGTATGCCTGAGACCATTCGTATCAAAGTCGCAGCATTTACTGACTACGAGTTTGTTGGCGAAGACGCTGCTCCCGCAGTAAGTGAGGTAGTTGCTCAAGCTCAAGCCGTTACTCAAACTGATGAAGAGCGTATTGCAGAGATTGCAGAACGCTTTGCTATACTTAATGATATGGCTAAAGCCTGTATCGCAGGCGACATTCGTGCTATGATTGTGTCTGGTCCGCCAGGAGTAGGCAAGAGTTTTACAGTAGAACGTGAAGTTGAGAAAGCACAATTGCTGGATCAAATTGCTGGCACAAGACTTCGTGCAGAAGTTGTAAAAGGTAGTGCTACGCCAATTGGCTTGTATCAGACTCTGTACAAGTACTCAGACAAGAACTGTGTGCTGGTGTTTGATGACTGCGACAGTATTTTGCTTGACGACGTTTCGTTAAACTTGCTAAAAGGTGCTCTAGACTCAGGCAAGAAGCGCAAGATTTCTTGGCTCAGTGAAAGTGCTGCTCTCAAGCGTGAAGGTATCCCTGACAGCTTTGAGTTCCGCGGCTCGGTAATTTTTATTACTAATCTTAAGTTTGACGCAATGAAGTCACAGAAGTTGCGTGATCACTTGGATGCACTGCAAAGCCGCTGTCACTATTTGGACTTGACGCTTGACACCATGCGTGACAAGTTGCTACGTATTCGCCAAATTGCTGGCACTGGTGACTTGTTTGCAGACTATGAGTTTGAGTCTGGTGAGGACCAAGAAGTTATTGCGTTCATGGAGCGTCACCAAAGTCGCTTACGCGAAATGAGCTTGCGTATGGCAACTAAGATTGCTGACTTGCGTAAGACGTTCCCTGCAAAGTGGCAGTCACTGGCTCAGTCAACTTGCATGAAAATGGCATGAACGACTTAACTAGACGTATAGCTCAACAGGCTGCCCGGGATGTGGACTTGTCATATCCCGGGGATGCTTATCCAAATGCCATCGTCCGTAGACTTGTTGAAGACTATGTGTTAGAATTAAACAAGGTTAAATGGATTGGTGACGACGATGGGTGGAATCAAGCAGTCAAAACTATTCAGACGGACTTACAAAAACGGTTTTTGGGATGAGGACATGGGATTAGATCAATATATGTATGTAGCAGCACGAGCCGGTCAATATAAAGACTTTTATGAAAATGCTGATATTATAAAGGACGAGAACCATAATATACAGTATCAAAATTCATCTGTTTCCCAACCAATTGAAATTGGATATCGAAGAAAGCACCCGAATTTGCAGGGGTGGATGGAACAGTTGTTTGCTGAGAAAGGTGGAGAGTGTGACACCTTCAACGGTGTTGAAGTTGAACTGACTTGGGACGATATTGATCGGCTAGAGCAGGATGTGCTAGCAGGACGACTTCCACCTACACAGGGATTCTTTTTTGGTAGCGATAGCGACGAACACTATCGGGAACAAGACTTAGAGTTTTGTCGTCGTGCCAAAGCAGAATTGTTTATGGGTCTCAAAGTATTTTATAATTCATCATGGTAACTGAAACCTTTTATGTCCGGCGTGGTCGGCGGTATGTTCCAGTTCGTGCATATGATAATATGCTGCAAGACTCCTTGCCGCATGGTGCTTATGTCACAGTGGTAAAGCCAGGCCTTAGTATCAGCAGATATGCTATAGACCCTGCCTATGCTCCTATGATCGCTGCTGGTATTGTGGCACGTGAAGCCATGATCAAGGTAATGGTCAAGGCTGCCGAAGTTGGACTCGGGCAAGGTCGTCGGCCTATGACCAAAGAACAAAGTCAGGCATGGGAGAACTTAATTAAGGTATTTGGTCCTGACGCTAGACAACTAGAATATCCAAATGTGGGTGACGTCACTCAGGCTGGGGTCGATGCTATGGTAGCAGAAGCAGAACAACTATTGACTCACCCCTCAGTTCGTTCAGCATATGAGCATTTTATCACTGTATCAAAACTAGTAAAGGACTACAATGAGCGGCTATAATCTTATACGCAAGATTCGATACCTAGAGGAAGAATGCCATAAACTAGGCTTTCAAATTTGTCATGCCAGACATTTTAATAACGAGTTTGATGACGTTTTGGCACTCAAGCCTAGAGATGACTGCCTTCCCATTTATAGCAGAGATGCTGAAGTGTTCATTGGTACCATAGAGGAACTAAATCGTTGGATACAAGGCTTTCAATTTGCTAGGAAATATGAAAGTATGATCATGGGCTCAAAGCATGACGCTGCTCGTGATCGTAAGGAACAAGACTATAGGAACAAGGTATTGCTTAAACGAATCGAAACCGGTCGATTGGAAACCAGCCCTGAATTTGGTAGCCCCAATGGAGCCTAATAGTGTCCACTCAAGCTGAAGAACTGCTATTGCGTGACGCCATGAACTTCTATGTTAGTATCACAGAAGTTTATGGTGCTGAGGCGGGTATACGCATGTTTACCCATCTCTGCGAGGATGTCTGCCCTGACCTCGGGCAGCTAGTATTCTTCAAAATGTTGGAAGGGCAGACTCGTGGCAGGATAACAGTTCGTGGTGTCAATGCTAACTATGATCGAGTTGGTTGTGTGCGGGAAATACGACGCCTTACTGGTTGTGGATTGAAAGATGCCATTGCCCAACTCGAAAAACTTGCTCAAGGTGGGTCAGTTGTGTTAGAATTACAGCGTGGTCAGGAAGTCAGTACTTATTCTATGGCCGAACTTGGTTTAATTATTGCTTAGGAGTTAACATGAACTTTGCTAGATTTTGTGAATTGACTGGACATAGACTTACCGAAGTCAGCCACTTTCTATGGCCCTGCTATGGTGAGAACGCACATAATTTTTCTTATTGGAATGAAGACCATGATGGGTTCAGTATCAACACCATTGTACGCTTAGACGGCATGATAGTTGAAGTATTAGAAGTGTGCGACTATGCTGGCAATCGTGCGTATCGTTGGTTTAATCCCGCAACTGGTGCTCGTGATGTTTATATTGCAGCAGCACCTGCTCACTGCGAAAACTATCGCCAGGCCTGGGACGATGTTGACTTTGTTGACTTAGAAGTCTTAGAAGACTTCATTGCCAAAGCCGAAGCCATTCGTGATGGTAGAGATTACGATGAGCGTGTGACCATGCCTATTGATATCTCCGATGAGGACTTTGCTTGGATCGCTAAATTAGCACATGAAAGAGATATCACTTTCAATCAAATGGTAGAACATATTCTGCGTGAAGAAATTGCACGCCACGCCTAATCCAGTTTGTCATAAGCCCTCGCTATTCGGTGCCCTTAGGGGCACTTTTTTTGACTAGAGACAAACAAAAGTGCTATAATAACTTATGAAACGTTTGAATTATGTGGAAGATTATATAGATCTTTTAGCGAAACATCACCAACTTACTTGGCCACCAGTTGCTCCTTTAATTAAATTAGCCAGATACGATGAGCCAATTGTGGCTGGGATGGCGGAACAACTTAATCAAAATACAGGCTTTACTGATAAGCAGGCAGAGCTAGCTCATAAAATTGTAATGAAATATCGCAAACAATGGACTGGCATTGGTTACGATGTAGAACATCTTTCCGTACCCAAGTACCGGCTGCCTATTAGAAAGATTGATAGAAGGAAAATAGTTGATATCAAAAATAATCAAATTCAATTAAGATTTCCCTACGATCAAGATTTGATTAGCAAAATACGAGCAGCAGTAAACGACATCCCAGGAAGTTTATTTTTTGATAGAGAACAACGTGCCTGGTGTGCAGCCATGATTGAACCAAGAATAGTATGGGCTAAAGAATTTGGCTGTATGTATCAATTTGACTTTACTGAGGAATTCGATTATGTGTTAAATACTTTGTTGAGTCAAAAAGATTATAGTATTGAACTAGTTAGAATTAACAATGAATTTAAAATCACTAATGCACATGATTCTTTACTACAATATATCGATGAACATGGTGGGTTAGTTGACAGTAATCTATTACAACTACTCGATCTAAGTGGTATATGTTGTTATTCTGTCAATCCAAGTATATTCAATGAACTTAAAATAGATGATGTCATACGGAATATGTTGACTAATAGAGAATTAAATTTATTATATGGTCAAGCGGGAATTAATTTGCAACCAGCTATTGAATATGCTAAAATTACTAATAGGTTTCCAATTTATGTATACGAAAATGGCCACAATGTGATGCGTAAACAGTTAGATAAGTATTTCTCCGCATCACAAATAGTCGAACGAAAAAATACAACTAGTACCAATGATGTAATATATTTCAACCATTGGAAATACTCAGATGAATATATGCCTTTATTATTGACTACTCATACATTGATGATTGGTAATAGACGTTTACAAATGCTGCATGCCGCAGAAAAAGTTTTTTATTATACACAGGAAATAGTAACCGATAATGCAATGTCAGCTATTAATTAAGGACGAAGTCAATGTCAAGATCGATGGATTAGATGTAAATACACGCCGAGATCTGACTAAACACTTTAAATATGAAGTACCTGGAGCGAGATATCTACCGGCGGTACGATTAGGTCGGTGGGACGGAAAAGTTAGTTATTTCAGTTTGGCTGGTTCTACTTACATCAATCTGTTACCAGAAATAGTCCCTATGTTAGAAGAACGTGGATATGATATCAATCTACAAGATACAAGATCTTATTCTACTACATTTTCTTTTGAACAAGTGCATGAACAAAGTTTTCAGCATCAGCATTGGCCAGACGGGCATACCCAAGTTGGGTTGCCTGTGCTATTACGCGATTATCAAGTTGAAATAGTCAATCGTTTTTTACAAAATCCTCAATGTATACAGGAAGTTGCTACCGGTGCCGGAAAAACCATTATGACAGCAACTTTAAGTGCCAGTGTTGAAAAATATGGTCGTAGTATAGTCATTGTGCCAAACAAAAGTTTAGTGACACAAACTGAAAAAGATTATCATGTACTGGGATTAGATGTTGGAGTATATTTTGGTGACCGTAAAGAGTTTGGCCATCGTCATACTATTTGCACGTGGCAAAGTTTAAATGTACTTTTAAAAAATACCACGCAAGGCAGTGCCGATATAGCCATTGGAGAATTTCTTAATAATGTAGTATGTGTTATAGTAGATGAAGTACACATGGCCAAGGCAGATGCCTTGAAATCATTATTAACCGGGGCAATGAGTCATGTACCCATTCGATGGGGATTGACCGGCACTGTGCCAAAAGAAGAATATAATCGTTTAGCCATATTGTGTACATTGGGTCCAGTAATAGGTCAACTTAGTGCCAGTGAGTTACAAGAACAAGGTGTATTGGCTGAATGTCATGTTAATATTGTTCAATTACAGGATCACAAAGAGTACACAAATTATCAAAGTGAACTCAAATATCTATTAGAAAATCAAGATAGATTAGATTATATCAGCAGCATGATTGAACGCATACGCGGTTCGGGCAATACTTTGATCCTTATTGACCGTGTGGCTGCCGGCCGTGCTTTAGTAGAACGAATTCGAGATGCGGTATTTGTATCAGGTGCTACCAAAGGTAGTGAAAGGCAAGAAGAATATGACGAAGTGGCAACGGCAGCAGATAAAGTCATTGTCGCAACCTACGGTGTAGCAGCAGTTGGCATCAATATTCCTAGGATTTTTAATCTTGTGCTTGTTGAGCCTGGTAAGAGTTTTGTACGTGTCATACAAAGCATTGGGCGTGGTATTCGCAAAGCGTCAGACAAAGACTTCGTACAGATCTGGGATATAACATCATCGTGCAAGTTTGCCAAGCGGCATCTTACACAGCGTAAGTCTTTTTATAAAGAGGCTAATTATCCATTTGACTTTGAGAGAGTAGAATACTTATAATAACATTATGTCAAGAATACTTAATTTAGATACCAATAGGTCTTATGACCTTAATGAAATACCCGACGAAGTAGAAGATCTACGATTTTGTGTATTGGATAATTCTGATCCCAAAACACCAGACTATTTTTATATTCCATTAATATTTCTCGAAAGTTTTAATTCGCCAGCACTGGTATTACGCATAGGTGATCATACAGTGAAAATGCCTGTAGATTGGCAATTATTAATAGGTGAGATTGATTTAGGTGATCTCGAAGTCGTACCACTTACAAGTATAAATGATCGTGGGTTCTCAGCCTTTTGTTTCAATCCAATTACTAGTTATCGGCCTGAGTTTCATCAAGTCGAAATCATCGATATCTATCAAGATGTAAAATGGTATTTTCCTAAACTTAAACCTGGTCAAATGTTAGCAGTTCCTTTAAATACAGATGATGACAATCCATTGTGTGCGTTTTTTGTAAAAGACATAAGTCGAGTAAGTGAAGTAGTTGACTTTGGAAAGGCATGGTAATGAGTGACAAACTTAGTATAGCTAGCGAGATGCGTGCCTTTGACACCAAAGACAGAGATTTTTATGATAATCTCAACGACGAGGAACGTAAAAAATTCAGTACCTACTTAATTATGAAATACGGAGCCAACGTTGAGGGTATTGTTGATTTGCAAGAATATTATCTATTAGCACATAATCAAAGAGTAAATGAAAACTTTTTTGACCTAGGTAGACATCCTAAGTTACAGTGGTTATTATGTACCACTGTTAGTCCGGGTATGGGAACACATCGTCATTTTTGGTTGAAACCTAAAAAGAAAGTTAGCAACGCGAAATTGGCACAATTTTTACAGGAACAATTTCCTCTTGCTAATGAAGATGAAATTGAATTAATGATCAAACTCAATCCAAAAACTGATATTGCTGACATGGCACGTAGTCTTGGATGGGATGAACGACGGATAAAAGATGAGCTATGAATGTGCTTACTGTAAAAAAACTTATAGTAAAGAATCTACACTGACCAGTCACAGTTGTGAACGTAAGCGTAGATTTCAACAACAGCAAGAAATTGGTGTACAATGGGGGTTTCAATCTTATTTAATTTTTTATGAGACTACACAAAATGGCAATAGAAAAACTTATGAACAATTTGTTGATAGCAGTTATTACACTGCTTTTGTGCGGTTTGGTCGCCATAGTCACAGCGTTCATTGTCCTAACCTTGCCAATTTTACCCGGTGGCTACTAAAAAATAATCGTCGTCTTGATCATTGGTGTTCTGATCAATACTATGCAGAATGGCTAAAAGAATATCTTAAACGTGAGTCAGTTCAAGATGCACTAGAACGTAGTATACAATGTATGATGGACTATGCACATGAACACCCCGATCTACGCAATGGGTATCGTGATTACTTTAGACTAGTAAATGAGAATAGAATTTGCTATCATATTGCATCAGGTAGGATTAGTCCTTGGGCTGTTTACAATTGTGAATCTGGACAGGATTTTCTCGGAAGATTAAATGAAGATCAAGTAGCTATGATAAATGATATAATTGATCCTACTTATTGGCAACCAAGATTTCGAGATTTGCCCGATGATGTAATTTTTGTTACCAAAGTACTTAAGTTAGCTTTTTTATGAAATTTACCAGTGACGTTGATATTGATTTTGCAGACAGAACAAAAATATTGCAATTAATAAAATATCATTCAGCCATAATTGATCATGACACTGTTCATAACACTGGTATCTATGTAACAGATATACCATCAGATCCTACTACCAATCGTGCTACTATAGATTATCGCACCGCCGAACAGCGTGGATATATCAAATTGGATTTTTTAAATGTTAATGTTTATCAGCAAGTTCAAAATGAACAGCATTTGAATTTGTTATTAACAAGGACTCCCCCTTGGGATCAACTTCAACAAAAGGATTTTTGTGAGCAGTTAATACACATAGGTAACCATCACAATACTATATTGCGTTTACCTGAGCCTATAGACAGTATTCCTAGGTTGGCTATGTTTTTAGCTTTGATCAGACCTGGAAAGCGTGACCTACTAGGCAAGCCTTGGCATGAAGTAGCAAAAACTATATGGGACCCGCCAACACAGGGGTATTATTTTAAAAAAAGCCACAGTATTAGTTATGCCCACTTAGTGGTGGTGCATATGAACCTATTAGACCTTTCTAACTAGGGTAATACTTCGTCGTTTACTGCGTTTAGCAGCCATTTCTTTCAAGTTTATATGTGGGCCTAGGCGTATATCTACGTCTTTACTGTTCATGGTTTTTATACAAAACTTGAATTCAGCCCAATCTTGTTTCAAAAAAACATTGATTGGTATCATTCTATTACTTTCCCACCACCATTGTTCACCATAATCTAAGAATTTTTGCTTTTGATTATCGGTCCGTAGACTACCAAAATCATAAATGGTAGTGATTTGTTCGTCGCTATTTTGGATAATACCGACGTATTCGTTGCCCCCATAAATCAACAAGGTCAAAAAAGGAAACTTACTCAACTGCTGTTTAATTTCTTCCACTTTACAATAAATAGTACAATAATATTATGAACACAATCACACTTTATTTATATCCGGTTATTATGGTGGTCCATATTTGGGACCCTACGATTTATACCGTTACAAGGAACCAACCAGTGTATGCCAAACCTATAACAATTTACCAAGGAGTTGATAATCCTGTACAAATAAGGATTAGAAATCAAGAGCAGCGACCAGTAAATATGACTGGTAAGAGTCTGCAGGTAGACATTCAAGACCCTCTAACTTTCAGCACTGTCTATACTTTTGGTGTTAATTTTTATGAGATAGGCAAAGGATTTGGTAAATTTGTGATTGATAGAGATACTGCAAATTCGTTAGACAAGCGTCAATACAAAATTACTTTTAAAATGATTGATGATACTTACATGTATGAGCAGCCAGTATACATAGATGATAACTATAGTGTACCACTGGACTTAAATGTTATGCCTGCATACTATGGTGAAATGCCACCTCAAGAAGGCGAAACTGACGATTACTTAACTTACGACATCGGGAATAACTAAATGACTATCTCTAACACAGTACTTAATTTAAATGTAAGACAGCTTTTATTTAAGCGTCAAACCACACCGGTCGCCGAAGTATATGTTGGTCCTTCAGGTGAATTAGTTTTTGATACCGGTCTTAAGGGATTGAGGGTGCATGATGGTGTCACCGCCGGCGGTACAAGAGTTCCCACGTTACAAGATGCCAACAACTTCTCCAATACATGGAGTGTGTATTGGAGTAATGTTTATGTGCAGGCTGGATTAGAGCCAGTTTATCAAAGTATCGCAGGGGCTATTTCCTATGCAGGTAACATTGAACAAGGTGTAAATGCCATAACAGGTAATCTTACTCCTGCATTAGCTAGACTTGAGGCAGTTTGGCAATCGTTAGGCAATAACACAAGTTTTTTAGATTTAGTCACGACCGGATTCGCTAACATAAACAACTCCTTAAGTAATGAAGTTAATCGTGCTGTTACTGCTGAAAATTATTTAGAAGCATTAATTTCAACAGAAACAAATGTTAGAATAGCAAATGTTACATCTATAAACAGTCAATTTGCCAACGTTATTGTATCTATTAATGATGAAATTAGTACCAGAGCTGCTGCTGATGCAGTATTCACTACTAACATAGCCCAATTAAATGTTGGTTTAACCAATGAAATTGCTGCTAGAGAGGCAGCAGATCTTCTACTGGCCAATGATATTAGTAATGAAGCTAATGCTAGAATTGCGGCGGACACTACTGAAGCCAATCTACGTGCCAATGCTGATACATTGTTGACCAATACAATAACCACCGAAATAGCAAATAGACAAGCAAATATTTCTGCAGAAGCTAATACTAGAATAGCAGAAGATACCAGTCTGCAGGCTAACATCATAATTGAACGCACAGAACGGTTAGCCAATGTAGTAGCACTCTACGCCAATGTGGCCGATGAGCGTACCAGAGCTATCACATCTGAAAATGCCATTGACGCCAATTTACAAGCAGAAATCACTGCTAGAATAGCCGGAAATGTAACTTTATCGAATTTATTAGTAGCAGAAACTCTTAGAGCTACCACTAAAGAAGCACAAATTGATGCTAATGTCACAGCCGCAAATATTGCTAGAATACTTGCCGACGCTGTAATTGATGCCAATGTTATTTTAGTTAATACCAACATGTTGGCCAATGTTGCTATCGAAAGACAAGCCAGACTAGACTTAGGTAATTTATTAAACGCTAATATAGCTGTTGTAGTTTCTAACTTTGCCAATGGATTAATTTTGGCAAACGCCAATCTTACCACAGAAATAACAAGAGCTGTTGCTGCAGAGACTGTTCTTCAAACTAATATCTACAATGAAGCCAATGCTAGAATTTCGGGTAATACAGTACTATTAACATTATTAAATGCAGAGACTACCAATCGTCAAGCAAACATTGCTATTGTTAATGCAACAATTAGCAGTGAAAGTGCCAATAGGATAGCCAACGTCACTAATTTGCAAACACAAATTAATAATATTCTAAACAATACCAGTCCTGGTGCATTAGACAGCTTGGCAGAATTAGTTTTAGCATTCCAAGCTGCTGATGCCAATTTGCTTGTAACCATAAACACATTAAGTACTGGAGCTAATTCTGCTCTTTCTCTTGAAACCACTCGTGCTACTCAGGCTGAAACAAGTTTACAAAATAATATAAACTTTGAGTCTAACTTAAGAGCTGCTGCTATAAATTTAGTTTACAGTACCATAGCCTCTAATAGTGCAGCCCAAACTGCGGCAATCACAGCCGAAACAACAGCTAGAGCAGCAGCTATTGTATCTTTGCAAAGTAATATTGTTGCCGAACAAACAGCTAGAATTTTATCTGACGTTCTAATACAAGCGAATTTGGCTACCGAAATAACTGCTAGAATAACTGCTGTATCAAACGAAGCAAATACTCGTAGTGCTGCTATCGCATCATTAACAGCAAATATCGTAGCCATTGAATCTAGAGAAGACAATATTGTCAACGGTGCATTTACAGTCGACTTAAACAATACTGGGCAACTTAATGTTCCTGGGCATGTTATTCCTAAAAATAACCTAAATCAAGATTTGGGCAGCCCAACACAAAGATGGCGTGATCTTTACATTAGTGCTAGTACTATAAATATGGGCACTGGTAATATCAGTATCGATCCAGTGGCTGGTCTACAGATTCAAAATGCCGGGGTGCCTGTTCCAGTGACTGGAAATATACGTTTTCCAGACGGTACAGCTCAAACTACAGCTTTCTTGCCCGTATTCATTACCAATGAAGCTAATGCTAGAACAGCCGCAGACAATTCATTACAGAGTAATATAACAACGGTAGACACAGCTAGAATCACTGGTAATACTGTGGTTAGTGCAATAATAACGCAAGAAATCTCAGATAGAGCAGCAGCAGATACTAGTTTACAAGCTAATATCACTGCGGTTAACACTGCCAGCACAACTGGTAATACCATCGTTAGTGCCAGAATTACTACAGAAATCGCGGATCGTATTAGTGCAGATGCAAATTTACAAGCTAATATTAATACTGTTAATGCAGCAAGTATTTCTGGTAATACTATTGTTAGTGCTAGAATAACACAAGAAATTTTAGATCGTATTAGTGCAGATGCAAATTTACAAGCTAATATTAATACTGTAAATGCAGCAAGTATTTCTGGTAATACTATTGTTAGTGCTAGAATAACACAAGAAATAACAGACCGTTCTAATGCTGATGTACTACTGCAAGCTAATATCACCACTTTAAGTAATGCAATAACTACAGCTAACACAGTATCAAATACATTAATGTTAAGGGCTGTTAGTGATGAAGCTAATCTTAGAATTGCAGCAGACACAAGTCTACAATCAAATATAGTTGCTGCATTAAATTCAGCCAATGCCAGCATCATTACTGCTAATACCATAATCACTACTAGATTAAACACAGAAATAACTGATAGAATAGCAAATGTAGCATCGGCCGAAGCTAATATCATAGTAGAACGTACTAGGGCTTTGGAAGCAGAAGCAAATATCGCTGCCAATGTTGCCAATCTCACGGTACAAGTTGTAACCGGATTAAAACCATCATTGTTAAATTCTAGTTTCTTTGCCAATTTGACTACCAGTGGTGAACTCCAAACTCCTGGCAATGTATACTCGGTGGCTAGCAATGGTAGCAATTTGGGTACGTCCGTTTATCCATGGAACGCAGTTTATGCCAAAAACGCAGGTATATTCTTGGGTAATGCTGGAATCAGGTTAACTGAAGGTGGAAACCTAACTGTAGCTACTGCTGTACAGTCAACAGGCGTTGGTACACAGTTTAACGAAATAGAATGGAGTAACACTCTTAGTCAAATTGTGTTTAGGGTTTATGAAAATACAGAAATGTATGCACTGATGACCAAGTTTGTTGGTGGAGAGATTATTGAAGCAGTAACACCATTTACCAGAACTATAAGAGTTACAGGAATACCGTCATATCCTACTACCCCCAGTGGCGTTGATGGATCGAGTGTAGCGTACTATAACTTTACAGTACCAGTCAATGAGGTTAGACCCGGTGGTCTTGTACCCGCTACACTTGTAACATATCAATATATTATATCTTGTAGATTGGTAGTGCAACCAAGAACATCAATTGGTAGTTTGACCAATGGATCAATCACTGCTGATATCAGTACCGGTGGTAATTTATTATTACCTGGTAATGTTATTCCAAAGAGTACGAATTTATATACACTAGGTACTGCAACAAGAATTTGGCAAGACATTTATTTGGATGGCACTGCAAGATTTAATAACGTAACGATGACTGTTAATACAGCAGGAGTTAGAGTTACTAATATCAGCAATACTAGCTTACCATATTTTGGTAATATTGTTTTCCCAGACAATACAATACAAACCACTGCATTCTTAACTAGCTACATAACCAATGAAGCTAACACTCGTGCTAATGCAGTTGCTAACCTTCAGAGTCAACTTAATTTTATTAAGACCAACACAGACCCAGCTGCATTAGATAGCTTGACAGAATTGTTAGCTAATTTCAATGCCACAAGTTCCAATGTAGCCTCGGTAGCAAATACAGCAGTGTTTGCTGAGTTTTTAAGAGCAAATACTGTTGAAACTGCTATTACTGCTAATCTTAATAGCGAAATAGTTCGTGCGATTGCAGCAGAGACTTCATTGCAGGCCAACATTGTAACTGCTAACATAACATTAGCAAACATCATTGCCAATGTCACTGCCAATCTCCAAAGTCAAATTAATTATATTAATCAAAACACGGACGTTAGTTCAATAGACAGTTTAACTGAAATAGTTACTCACTTTGGTAATGTGACAGCAAATAACTTTAATACTTTGGCTGACGGTATTAACACCGAAGCTAATATTAGAGCGAATGCTGACGCAGCATTACTGGCTAATATTACTACAGAAAGTGCCACACGCTCAAATGCCATTACTGCAATCACTGCAAACATAACCACATTGTTTACTTTGATAGCAGCTCCAGTGGTAGCTAATCTAACCAATGGCAATAATAGTGTAAGATTGGGTAGCACAGATGCACTAACGATCACAGTAGCTAATACAGTATTGACTGGTAACCTAGTATCAACAAGTAGTAATAATGATATAGGACATCCAAGTCGTAGATGGCATGATATATACTTGACTGGTAATCTAAACGTAACCAGCAATATATCTGGTACACCGGGTGCGGTCATCGGAAGCACTATTTATTTTGATGACGTAGGCATAACCAGTGACAGAAATGGTGCTGTGGGTGTATTGTCTGAAGAATTTGGCCTAAGTTCCACCCCTGCCACTGTATTAGATGCACAGTGGGTTGGTAATGTAATTTCCTTAGCAGATTTCGTAACTCCAAGTAATGCTCATATAGCTAAAAATAATACCATTAAAAATATTATGAGCAATTTGGTTGGTGGAGAACAACTGATTGTTACTTTCCCATTTACCACAACATTAACCATATTAACTAAACCAGTTCAAGGTTTTGGAGATGTTTGGACATTTACAGTAAATGAAACTAGACCCAGTGGTGCGTTCTCAATTGGTATTATTAATTACACATATCAATTCTTAAATAGATTCAGATTTTTACAATCGAGTAGGAGTACTGTAAGGTCGCTGACTAATTACGGTAGAACATTGCTGTTGTCAGAAACTGGCAATGTAGTTATGCCCACAAATGGTAATATTGTATTCAATGATAATACTGTTCAACAAACTGCGTTTAGATATGAATTCATAACCAGTCTACAAAGCAATATAACCAGTAATATTAGTTCTAATGTTATAATAGCTAACACTGCAATCATTGCTTCGTTGACTGCAACCAATGTTACAGCCACTAATATTACATTCACTGGCAATGTCACTGGTAGTGGAGCTGCTTTAACTGGTTTTGCAAATGTAGCGAGAACTGGTGTATATTCAGATTTAACTGAACGTCCAACTTTAGCTAACATAGCTACAACTGGTAATTACAGCGATATAAGCGGAACACCAATTTTAGCCAATGTGGCTACAACTGGTGCTTATGCTGATTTAACAGGTAGACCGGCTAATGTTAGTTTGTTTAATAATGATAGTGATTATGCCAATGTTACTTTTGTAGCGACACAAATTGCTGCCTTCAATTCGACTATTAGTACCAACGTCATTACTGCAAACACAGCAACAATTACCAGCTTGACTGCAACTAACATAACTGGATTAAACGATGCTACATTTAACAATTTGATTGTTACATCGGGTACAATAACCTCGTTAACAGTGGCAACACAAAATGCAAATGTTTTTGTTGCGAATACCGCTAATATTGCATCATTTAGAGCGACAAATGTAACTATAACCAATGGAGCTTTTGCATCTAATTTAGTTGTAAGTGCATATGCTAGTTTCCAAAATTCATTTTCAAATAATTTATTTGCAATAACAGCTAGTGTTGATTCGCTTAATGTTGTAAGCTCATTGACTATCAATACTTTTGCAACCGAAAACGTTAGTGCTAACGTATTAACTGCTAATACAGCAAGTGTAATTGCTTTAACCGCTACTAATGCAGTTATATCAAGTAATGTTAGTATAGGCGGTAATATTAGTGTAGTGGGTACATCAACATTGACAGGGTATACCGCAGCAACAGGCACAGTTGGTAATTTAAACGCCAATGTATTTGTAGCTAATTCTGTGTCATCAACAGAAGGTACAATAAATCAATTAACAAGTATCAATGCTGCTATAACTAACACCGCTACCATAAGTGGAACTGCCAATATTGCAATAGCTATATTGGAGATTACAACCGCTAATGTAATTACTGCTAATACACTAACTGTAAGCGGAAATATTAACGGATCTGGTAATAATTTATCTGGATTCGCTAATGTTGCAAGAACAGGTTCGTACACTGATTTAATAAATACTCCTGCCACAAACTATGAACCCAAGTTTGACATTAGAACAGCAGACTTTACAGCAAATGTAGGCAGACGTTATGGCATAGATACTAGAGTTGGAACAATTATATCTACATTACCTAACTCAGGACTCACAGCAGGTGATGCTATATTCTTCATTGATGCCGGCGGTGATTTTACCGCTAACAACTTTACCATAGCCAGAAATGGTAATACTATCAATGGCGTTGGTTCAAACTTTGTTGCAAATACCAATGGGGATAGTGTTGGAGTATTTTGGAATGGAACAGGTTGGAGAACTTACCAATGAGTATAAATGACGCAGACCCAATTATTCTTAGTGAACATCGGGCTCAAAGTTTTTATAGCAATAATTTCATTAGTATTGAGAGACTCAGCGACGGTATTCTGGCTCCACGACCAGTTGGCTCGGCCTCTAATCCTACAGTTTAAGATTTGGTGATTCAATTTAGTTGATTAATCTACAGTATTAGTGTATACTGTTAAGAATGTTGTCGTCTATACAAAATACAGTTACACAATTAATACCTGCCAGGCGTAGACGTAGTCCCAGTGGATGGATTAGTTTCGACGCGGTTTGTTGCTATCATAGAGGGCAAAGAGCCGACACCAGAGGTAGAGGTGGTATAATCACTGGAGCCGACGGTGCTGTAACTTATCATTGCTTTAATTGTAATTTTAAAGCTGGATATAAGCCAGGTAATTATCTTGGTTACAAATTTAGACGGCTTTTAGGTTGGTTAGGTGCCGACGACAATACCATAAACCGTTTGGTGATCGAATCGGTTAGAATCAAAGACCTAACTCCACAACTCGAAACTCAAGAAGAAGATGAAAAAATCTCTTTTAAAGCAAGACCGTTGCCAGATGATTGCCAGTTAGTAGATTCAGATCCCATAGCTTTAGAATATTGTAAACAACGTGCTATCGATTTAGATCGTTATCCATTGCTAGTAAGTAGTCGGACCGAGTATAACCTTAATCGTCGTATTATTATTCCGTTTACCTGGCAAGGACAATTAATTGGATATACCAGTCGTTGTTGGGATCCGGCAGTAAAACCAAAGTACTATAGCAGCATTGAGGCTAACTATGTGTACAACATCGACATGCAAAGCCCAACAGCAAAATTTGCAATTGTCTGCGAAGGACCATTTGATGCTATGAGTATTGATGGCATCGCTATATTAGGTAATGAATGCAGCGAAACACAAATGAATATCATCGACAATCTCAACAGAGAAATTATATTAGTTCCTGATGCTGATCGTGCAGGAGCCAAGTTGGTTGATAGTGCATTAGATTTTGGATGGTCGGTGAGTTTTCCAATTTGGCAAGAAACCTGTAAAGACATTAATCAAGCAGTAGTCAAGTATGGTAAACTATTTGTATTAAAAAGTATATTAATGGGCAAAGAATCATCTCGATTAAGAATTGGAATCAAACGTAAACTATTATTAAAATAATATGGAAAAAGACTATCCTGTTGATTTACAAAAATTGTTTTTAGAAATTATGCTATCTGATGCACAGAGTTTCGTGCGAGTGCAAAATATCTTTAATCACGAAAACTTTGATCGTAGTGTACGTGAAGCTGCAAAATTTATTGCAGATCATACTAGAAAATATACAGTGGTTCCTACCTACGAACAGATACGTGCAGTCACCGCCACTGAATTAAATAGAGTTGAGTTAGACGAATCACAATTGAATTGGTTTTTGGAAGAATTTGAAAATTTTACTCGCCGACAGGAATTAGAACGTGCGATATTAAAATCGGCCGATTTGATAGCCAAAGGTGACTATAATCCGGTAGAAAAGTTAATCAAAGACGCAGTTCAAATTAGTTTAACTAAAGATATGGGCACTGACTATTTCGCAGATCCCAAACAACGATTAATCTTATTAAAAAGCAATAATGGTCAAGTTAGTACAGGTTGGCCCAACTTAGACAAAATATTATATGGTGGTTTCAACCGAGGAGAACTACAAATTTTTGCGGGAGGGTCTGGATCTGGTAAAAGTTTAGTCATGCAAAACTTGTCAGTGAATTGGGTATTAGCTGGATTAAATGGTGTGTATCTTACATTAGAACTCAGCGAAGGATTATGTAGCATGAGGATTGATAGTATGGTGACTGACACCAGTAGTAAAGAAATATTTAAGGACATTGATAATGTAGACATGAAATTGCGTATAGTTGGAAAAAAGTCTGGACGACTGCAAGTTAAGTATATGCCAGCACAAAGTAATGTAAATGATATACGCAGTTATGTTAAAGAACTTCAAATCCAATCTGGGAACAAGATTGATTTCCTGTGCGTTGATTATTTAGATTTGATCATGCCGGTGTCAGCTAAAGTAAGTCCTAACGATTTATTTGTCAAAGACAAGTATGTATCAGAAGAACTACGAAACTTAGCTAAAGAATTAAATGTATTGTTTGTTACTGCTTCGCAGTTGAATAGATCAGCCGTAGAAGAGGTTGAGTTTGATCATAGCCATATAGCAGGTGGTATCAGTAAGATTAATACAGCAGACAACGTGTTTGGTATCTTTACTAGTCGTGCCATGCGTGAACGTGGCAAATATCAAATTCAAGCAATGAAAACACGTAGTAGCAGTGGTGTAGGACAAAAGGTTGAGCTAGAATTTGATATCGAAACTCTGCGTATACGTGATCTAGCAGATGATGGTGAGTATAATAAATTTAAGAAACAATCCAGTACAATTTACGATCAAATCAAAAGTAAAAGTACAATTACTACCAATGACAATGTACCCCAGGATCAACCAGGACAAATTACAGTGACACCTACTACCAGCAAGTTAAAAGAAATGTTGGCTGGTCTTAAAAGTAATAGAACTGTTTAAAATTTAAAAGTATCAATCTCAAAGCATTCTATATAACAACTGTCGTTGTTCATACGTAGCCTTCCATTACCTGCCACATAATCAAAATCACTATAACCAACAGGTTTACGCACAGTGATATCAATATATTGTCCATTCCCAACGCCCAAGGTAAGAAATGTTACATATTTGCCAGTTTCGCCTTTAAACACACGCCCATTGGCGATTAATCCTACAAATTCAAATCTATCTTGATAGGTATTCATGCAGTACATATTAGGCAAAAATTTGTCCGTAGCCCACCATCCTTGTTTTTTATATTCCCAAATTGGATCTAATGGTATACCATTATGATATCCTAGACTTCTGAGGTCGACTCCTGCTCGATATGCCTCTCTACGATACACCCAACGCCGATAACTGCCTTGGCAATGTTTTAAACAAGCCTCCCAAAATTTCACAGGATTATGTGCCTTTTGATAAGCCAATGCCCAAATCAATCTACCGAGATTAACAGCATGAGCTCGACACAGACCAAAGTTGCCTAATTGGTAAAGTTCGTTAATAATATTTTTTTTATTTTCACTATGGCCTATTAGTTCCATGAATTCTAGTACACGTTCTTCGTTACGTTTAGCAAAAGCACGACGATACATGTCTGCTTGGTATTGGTCACAACCAATTAACTTTGATATTTTATATATGGCATCGTCTTCATAAACTATAGTATCTGATAGTTTTTGTTCTGTCCAATCATGGAAAAAACTGGCTTTTTGTCTACCTGTGGTAGCAACAGGACGCACCAATGCAGTAGCAAAAACGCAGTCTGATCGATTTTTTGGTTTTATAGCACGAAATAGTCTACGCATGGCTGGCGATTCGCCTTGTGTTACACCTAACACATCTCCATTGGTCAACAGTTGACAGGTTGCTTCATCAGTTTCAGGATAGTCTTCTAGTCCAAGACTTGGATCAATTTCTACCAGCTGGCTCAGCCCACGATTCGCTAATATATCTACTTTAAGATGCTCTAGGTCTTCGATTTCATTCTTGTCGAGTAGTATTTGATTTTCACCATTTTTTAAACTGCGAGGTAATTTATATTTGAATACCAGTATACCGCCACAATGTTTACTGATGGCACGTTTTTGTCCGAGTAGTTTACGCTCAATTCTACCTGCTTCGGTAGGATCTACTCCTAGTTTTTCATAGCTGAAATTTCTTGGCAATTTGCCAGTGGCACCTAACCTACGTGCAGCTTCACGTCTAGCAGATTTAGTTTTGAATTTAACATAGTTACTGATTCTAGCAGTGCGTCCAGGCCAACGGTCAAATATACGATTCATCACTGTTTCTTGTGCCCAGTGTGGGTAATCAATATCTACGTCTGGCAAATCATCACGCAAGGGATTAATAAAACGTGCCAGTGGTATATTCCATAATATGGGATCAACATCTGTGATCCCTAGTAGGTAGCAGACCAGGCTTGAGCCTGCGCTACCTCTAGTCATATGTGGAATGTCATTGGTTAATTCTAAGATGTCACATATTTGATGAAAGTACTCAGCGAACCTTAGATTAAAAATTAGAGTGATTTCTTCAGCTAATCTTTGATTATATTCTTGTGTATCGGGGCAATTTCTTTTAAACCTGGCAAATAATTTCTCTACTGACTGGGCGTCGATGTTTTCCATAATTGATAAACCTTTTAAAGACCATAATGTATCCATATTTAGTTTCATAGTTTTTTAACTAATTTTATTTTATTACCCACTAAATATAATATCTCGGAGATTGATTTTGCAGAAACGCACTAGAAGTATATTGGCAGAACTGGATGGTCTTGGATTAAAACGAGATAGAGAACATTTCGTAGAATCCAGGGCTACTAATGTTATTCAAAGTGCCATCAATTTATTACAGTTTATCAAGGAAAATTATGACATTGAAACCGCCGGTGAACTTGAAAGACGTTTGTTAAATAGTATACGCAGTGGAGATACCAATAAATTTACTCGTGGTATAAGAAAGTTAAAAGATGAAAGTTAATGAAGTTACAACAATAGACGAAGGTCCATGGGATATAATGCGTCGCGGATGGCAAGGCATGAAGTCTGCGTATCGTGCTGGGCAAGATAAACTTATGGCCAACAAAATATCTAGTAGATTGATGAGAGACTGGGCGGGATATGCACAACAAGTAGAAAATAATTATAACGTAACAGATTGGTCTAAGGTGTTACAGTCATATGGTAATCTTTCTTTTCCCAATGTCAAATCTAGTATACCAGTTCCAAAAATTACTTCACCAGGTGGTGCTTTCTTTGATTCAAACATAGCCAATTATATCAAAGCCAGAACTCAAGAATATATGCAAATGCAAGGTCAAAAAGACGACTTTCCAGACTTAGACGCTAAACCGGATCAACCTGTTCCGGCCACAGAACCACCAAAACCAGCACCAAAGCCTGTGGCCCCAGAAATAGTACCACAGGATTCAGCCGGGCCGAGTAGAATGGTATCTGTGCATCCATACCAGGGTATATCATATGCCTACAACGTAATTAAGAATCAATGGATAAACAATCGTACAAATCAAGTCATAGACGATCCTGGGATGATTAAACAACTTAACATTTCTTATAACAAAGCTAATCAGAGACCTACGTTATACAATATGACCCCGGCTGATAAATTAGCTCAACAACGTGACATTAAACAAAGAAAAGCAGCACAACGAGCAAGAACAGAACTAGGAATGACCTAATGTACGTAATAAGAGAAGGTGGTAATGCCATACCCAGTAGTAATCCAGTAGCAAAAGATGACATAAAAGAAGTGGTAGCTAGGGCCAAGTCTTTGTTACCACCTGCTATTGCTAAAGGTACTCAAGTTGATATAGGTAGTGCTGGATACAAAATAGAATCTGGTGACATTGATATTTTTGTTGAAGCACAGGATGTGGTTGACTTTTTCAAAACTGCAGAAGCAAAAGATCCTGTAAAAGATGCCAAACAAATGCTTAAGCGGTATTTTGAGGAACAGGGAATACAAAGCGTAGTTATAGGACGCAATGTGCATATAGGAATTCCTTATCGTACAGCACAAAATAAATCTGGATTAGCTCAGGTAGATGTAATGGTCATACATGATGCTGCTGTGGTCGCTCCTTGGCATCAACATGGTCCGCGTGGGGCTTATGATGACCCCGATTTTAAAGGTAGTGAAGTCTTTATTTTATTAAACAGTTTAGCCAAATTCAAAAATTTAAAATTTGATGCGTTTGGTGGAAAGCTAATGCAAAGAGATACAAATCAAGTAGTAGGCAGAACACGCAAAGAAGTAGCTAAAATTTTATTAAATCCTGGAGCCAAAGAACGAGATTTAGACAGTGTTAAAAATATTATGGCAGCACTGGCCACAGATCCAGATCGAGAAGGTAAACTTGCACAAGCTAGACAAGATCAGTGATGACAAAATTAAAATGAAAAGTTATAACGAATATCTAGTAGAAGCAGCAGAAGGACCACGTATACCTCACCCAGAGGATAGTATATTTGACGGTAGTCAAAGTGCTTTGAAGTATGTGCAGGCGTTGCAAGGCATAGCAGCTAACCCCACTTCGGTAACTATAAAATGGGATGGATCTATTGCTTTGTATTTTGGTAGAGATGCTCAAGGTAGATTCTTTATCGCAGACAAATATATGCCAGCAAAGGGAGTTTATCCAACTAGTCCTAAGCAGTGGATAGACTATGACCAAAGTCGTGGTGCTAACAGAAACGACCTTTATGC